GCTTATGCCCCGCCACTGAGCTCAGGGAATCGACTGGCAATCGCGCTGGAACGCTCTTGCCGGGTGCCACCCAGATTCCCTTTAGGTTGATTCGAAGGATCACCCTTACCGTTCGGTGCCCCGCCGCCGGTGCCGCCCGAGCTTTTCAGGATCTTGTCCTTGTTCGGATACTGGCTCACGTACACCTCAATCGCCTCCTCGAAGTCAGCGTGTTCGCCATGACGTACCGCCGAAAACAATGGGTTGCCATTGCCATCCATAGGCACCAGCTTGCCGTTCTCAACCTTCAGCCTGTCCGCGAAGACCTTCTGTGCGATGTCTGCAGGGATGGCCAGCTTCTCGGCAATGAACTTGGAGCTGGCGAAGCTGTTGCCGATAACGTGATCGTTCAGGCTTTGCGTCAGTTGGGAGTTCTGCTCTGCCAGAACGCGCTTCTCTTCAGCGGCTGTCCGAGTGGCGGCCTCAACAGACTCTCGAGCCGACTTAGCCGCAGCGTCCTTGATTTCTTGAACCTTACCGGCGGTGATTAGCTCACCGTCCTTGATGTTCTTTACGGTAGCCAGAGCAGCCAAGGCCGCAGGACCGTCTTCAATGCCCTCAAACGCTTTAAGCTTGCCCTCAGCCGCTTCCTTCGCTTCGCGGTGCGCCTTAGCCTCGCCATTCAGGCGGCCAATTGTGGCCACGGTCGAAGCGGCGTCGTGTGGCAGCTCGCGTCCATCTTCCATCACATAGACAGGCTTACCGTCTTGCACAACAACATGACCTTGCTCGTCTAATTTCAATTTCAAAATTTGCTCCTAGGCCATCCGGCCAACGAATACGGCATCCGCCGCGGCGCCCTGCCCCATCCGGAGCTACGGGTATAAAAAAGCCCCAGCAAATGCCGAGGCTTGAATTTTGGGTAATAAAAAACCCGCGCGCGGCGGGCTTCTTTAAGCTCAGTGTTACTTGCTCAGGACAACCCTCTCGCCTTTCATCAAGCAGAGCGCGCACAAAATCTGTCGTGTACCGCCTGTTGCCTTACCGTCCTTGTACATCATCCCTATCTTGGTCTGAATGACCTCAGCCCCGCCACATCGATGACAACTAATCATGGATGGTGGCCTAGGCATTGACCGAGCACGCTGCATCGCCTGCTCCTTTGGTGTTTCAGGGGCGGGCGTTCCGGTGATTACGTGGAGTCTCGGCTTGTCGGTCATACACCATCATATCCCGGCCCTTACAAAAGAAGCAGCATCCCGCTCGCGCAACTCATCGAGCGTGAGGAACTTGCCTCTGTCATTGTAAAAGCTGCTGACATCGAGCCCGCCACCACGTAGTAGCTTGCCGCGGTTCGGGCCAAGTATCTGATCTTGTCGCGTCGCGCTTTGCGCTTTCAGCCAGGTGCCGTAATTGGTCGAAACCGGTACCTGACCATCCATGCTTGCCCGAGTGCTTTCCGGCAATCCTTTGGAGAGGCGTAACTCTTCCCAGCCCTTGATGATCGGCGTCGAAGTACTTCGACAGCACCAATGGATGCGACCGGGCCCAGCTTTCCATGGGATTTTGTGCCCTACAGGTTCGTGCGTGTCATTCGTGTACCGCAGACGGTCGCGTAACCTGCAGTCGGCGGATGTTTTGTTATCCAGAGTGCTAAGCCAGCTCACTTCAGCTATCAGGTCGTCATTGGCCTTATAGAAGGCATCACGGGCACCTTGAGCTGTGTGGCTGATTGCTGTTCGTACAACGGCCTCAATGTCTTGCCGGCTGCGATTCAGTAACCCATCCGCGTAACCTTCTGACTTGATCCCCATCACACGCCGAACGATTTGTTCAGTTGTCTGCCCCTCGACCATGCCCATACGGACACCATCACGAATACGTGCAGCCCGATTCACCTCAAGATCGCCCATCCACTCTTTGAGCAGCTTCCCTTGGAATGGCCTCGACATTGCGATCTGGCGTGCCTGCTCCAGGTTGACGGAGCCTAACGAAACAGTGACCCGTACTTGCGGTGGTATGACTTCAGTGAATAGTGCTTTCTGGTAGCCGATCTCGTACTTGGCCAGATCAATTACCGACTCGACCATTGTTTCTTGGATGGCCGCGTAAATGGATTTATTGATCTCCAGTACCGAGGCCAACACGCTGTTCATATGCGCGACCGTGAATGACTCAACCCCTAGGCTCGCAATGGCCAAGATTAGCTGGGCTCGCAGTTCGGCATCAGCACTGTTGAGCAAAGCGATGATCTTACGGACCTCGGCATTGCTCAGGTGTAACAGATCTATCGCGTGGCCAATAGCGGCAGCCTGAAGCATCTCGTTTACCGTTGGCATCTACATAGCCCCCAGTTTCGGCCCCTGCGCCTCAATACGACCAAGCTCTTCAGACCAGTCCAGCTCGTCACTAATAACCCCGCGGCGCTGCATCTCTGAGAATAAGGTCTCGTTGCTCAGCAGTCCGGTATTGGTCATGGTAACGAGACTTGGAATGCTGGTTTCAGGCGCGTAATCGATATCGAAGTTACCCTTGATCTCGACGTGGCCACCTTCCGGCAGACCACGGTAGTCCGCCATGAACTGAAGCATCTGGGCGATACAGTCGGAAAAGTGTCCGGCCAATCTCATCAGGGGACTTGTCTCTTGGCTCGCGTCCTCCTGAGCTTGCGTAGCCGTCTTGGTGCCTGATTGGTCCTTGCGAAGCAGCTTAGCGCCAGCCATGCGCATTTCATCGATCAGATCTTGCAGCGACTGACGGCCTGCATCGATAGCCTTGCCGCTGTGCTCGACAAATTTCATGTCGGAGTTCGCAGGCAGAACGGTAGCGGCCCCAGACCCCACAACAAGCTTGAATGGCAGCATGTTCCCGTTCTGATCATGGTTCTGAGTAGGCCCAATTACCGCCAGCATCGGTACACGGGCAACATGAAGAATGTTGTCCTGATCGCTCTGGCCCTGCCAGTGCTTGATGTTGAGGTGTGCCAGCTCCATCAGAAGCGGCTTGCCCTGCATCAACCCCATTCGCTTGGAGTAGAACGTTACCAGCGGGATAACACCAAGGCTCGTCACCCCCTGATCATGGATGACTGTTCCGTCCTGGCTGCGGCGGTATGTCTTCCATGTCCCCGGCTCAAGCACTCGAACCTGCTCGACAGTAACAGAGCCAAAATCGCCATCCGGCTCAGTCACGAACTCGAGATAGCGGACCTGCGTCAAATTAGCTCCGTCATCACGCCAGCCGAGTATCTGCATCGGGTGAATCATGACGACATACGGACGAAGACCTGCCGCATCTTCCTCGGCCTTGGTGCGCACGCCTTCAGCGTTTGGATACTCAACTAGGGCATGACACAACCCAAATGAAAGGCCTGCACGGAACCAGTTAACCGCCCAGGCGTTCAGGTCATTACCCTGACGATCAATGTTGGATGCAAACGCTTGCAACTCCGCCGGCACATCGTCACCTAGCTGAATAGGCTCCGCGAACACCCTATCGGTCATTGAACCGACCGTCTCCGAGTAAGCTGGGAACAGCGTGGCAACCCGCAAGCGCTCACTGTAGGCCTCATCTTCTTCGGCCGGATGCTTTGGTAGCAGCGCCTTTCCAGACTTACGCATCGCAAGCGTGCCGCCCATCAATGGATCGGTGATGGCCCATTCGGCGCGCATCCCTTGCATCGCATTAGATACGGCGAACGGGTCATTGCTCATGATTAGATTCTCAGCGGCTGTACGGTGGCGATGTTGTGGATGATTGGGAAGCGCTGGACAACGAAGTACCCAAAGGCGTCTGCCGGGTCTTCCGTGCCGTCTTTGGCAGGATCGCCCTGATCGGTATAGGCCTGCTGCTCCAGCACCTGTGTGGTATGAGGGCATTTATCGGTGTTGATCAAGAGTCGGCGCTCACCCTGCCCGTTCAGGAACTGGGCATTCACTGCGAGCACCCGGTCACGTACAAACGGATTTGACGGATTCACCTGGACGTTGAAACCAGCCTGACGAAGCAGCGCGTGATCAGACTCAGAGCCATTAACGCTCTTGCGGTTCTTGCCGCTGGCATCTGGGTAAATGGTGATGTTGCGGCCTGGATAGCGCCCCTTAATCGCTGCGACCATTGCAGGCGTATCAAATAGCTTGGTGATCTCTTCCAGCATCATTGCCTGACCACCCCGCAGGACAAACACACAGGCAGCCATCCGGTTAATGTTGAAGTCCATCCCGATGTGCAGCGCCTCGCCCGGGCGAATCGTCTCGCACGTGTGATTGAGGCGCCGGCAGAAGTTCGGGTACACGCTGCCCGAGGTCAGGTTAACGAACAGACCGTCGATGTACGCATCAACCAGGTTGGCCGGGTATGACTTACGCAGCGACGAAATGTAGTCCTTCGGTAGGTTCTTGGCGTTCTGTCGCGTACTGGCATGCACGATCCCGTACAGCGGTCGCTGCTCAGGATCCTCTGCCAACTCTCTGACGAACTTGCGATAGACCCAGTTGAACCCCTCTGGCGTCGTGGTGACGTCGATGGTGTTCTCATCCCTGCCCGGCTGCACAGTCGACATCCGCGCAATGATCTTCTTCCAGGCACTGTCGGCCTTCTTTATCGGCATGCAGTCGATCTCATCGACTAGGGCATGAGCGATGTTGAAACCAACGATACGGTGCGGGTGCTCCATGCTCTTGCAGACAATCGTCGATAGGCATCGACCTCGGTTGTCGCGTAGGTACACCCGCTTCCTGCTCGGCACAATGTCAGCGAACAGACCGAACGCCTCAGCAACCACCGGCATGGTGTCGTAGAAGATGTCGGCGATCTGCGGATAGGTCGGAGCGAAGTAGCCTTGCGGGATGCCTGGGTGCTCCAGTGCGTTTATGCACATCCGAACACAGCCAACGAACGTCTTGCCGCTACGGTAGCCGCCAACGAATGCCGAGAACTTCTTGGGGTGACTGATGAAATCGAACTGCGGCTTATTCAGCTTCAGGGTCGCTTGCATCTTCTACCCCAATAATGACTTGCTTGGGTTCCGGCAAGCCCTTGTTCGGGTCTTCCAGTTCGCGCTGAAGCTTCTGGATGTTAAGCCGCTTGATCTCGTCGTCCAGTGACTTATCCGGCTCAACCCTTCGATTCACGTACGCATCCCCCACCTCTTTGGCGGCCTGTTCCAGCAACTGAGCGGTCAGCGCCATGTTCTTCATGTTCTCGGCCTTCTCGGCCATGCGACCCAGTGCGCGGAGTCGATATGCTCGGTTTGCGATCGGGATGTCTTCGGTCTCCTCTCGAAAGCGCTGGCGGGCGGCATGAAACAGCTCCGCCCACTTCGCGCCAAGACCTCGACCGGCAAACTTGGTTGGATCGTGGGACTCGCACTGCTGACGACTGATTTCAACCCCGAATTCTTTCTTGACCGACTCGACCACCTGGGATGGCGTATCAAAGCAGGCTAGAGCCTGAACAATGAAGGCTTTGACCTCGCTTCGTAGTACTGCCATAGGGTTGTCATCCGTCAAAACCTGTCAGAAATTCAGGCCGACTTGAGCAGACAGGTTCCGCAGGCCCTCGATATATTCAATTCCCCCACCTCGGCGGGCTTGTTTGCAGCGTCTACCAGAGCCTGAACATCAGGGCTTGCACCGTAGCGGCGGACCACGCCGACGAACTCTTCGACGTCGTGGCCTTGCAGCTTGATCTTCGGGGCGCCGTCTTGCGTGAATGCTGGTTGACCGTACTTGTCGGTGGCGTGAGCCAGGTGATAAAGCTCGTGCTCGATGAGGGCGCAGAACTCAAGGTCGCTGCACTGGGCGCAGTAGTCAGCAGCCAGGGTGATGATGAAGGACGGCACATCACCGAACCAATCACGCATCTGCTGCTCCATACGGGCTTTCTGCCAGCCACCAGCTCGGAACGCGACCTGCTCAGCCTGACCGAGGACTACTCGGCCCTGCTTCTCGAAGCCGGACGATGCCCACAGGATCTTGATGTCAGCATCCAGTAGATGGGCATGGTCTGGGTTGTGAATGCTTCCGGTGTCGGAAAGGATCTCGTCTTGGAGCCATTCACAGATTTCAGGAGCAGGGGCCAGGCGGATACCGAAGCTGGAATGGTCTGACAGCTCAAGCAGCGATGCAGGAGGGCTTGGCCTGTCCATAATTCACCCTCAGCTTGAAATGGTCGCACGTTGCCGGTATTGGTGGGAATCAACTCAACGAAAGGAAATCAACGTGGCAATTCTCGACCCTGTGAAATACAACAACGGTGCTGCATCAGATAAACGCAGCCTCGCAGTAAGTGCGGCCCTGGAACTGATTCTCACAAAAGCTTCGAGCGGGGACACAAGCCTCGCTCGCGAGCTTGATCACCTGTCCGCATACGCTGATAAGATCCAGGCAGCACTGAAGTACGAGTGACCCATCCGTGCCGCACTCACCTGCGGCACACCTACCATTCCCCGCCCTTAGGCAGAACATCGACTAGCTTAAAGTCACCCAGTCGCAACAACACAGGAGGCGTCGTGCTAAGGAAACTCTTAGAAGCGCTGTTCGGCACCAAGCCGTCTAGCCGGACAATTACTAATAGTCAAATCGCTAAAGAAACTCCGAACCAACTCGTTGATTATTTCAAGGCTGAGATCGCTGCATCTCCGCACGTCAAAGAGTCAGGTAGGCTCCCGGTCCTGAACGACTTTCTTCACATAAAAAAACTTGCCGATGAAGAGGCTCTTACTACTGAACAGAAACGTGCATTGGGCCTCAATGCCCGAATGAAAATTACTAAAGGGCATCTGGCAGCCCTCACAAACGAAGGGCTGGCAATCGGGCCCAAACCAGTACTCCATACTCTCTACCTAAGAGCTACCCACAAGCACTTGCGCCGGGAAGGTCTTGCACGCATCAGAGCTGCTGGTTTCAGCAGCTATTCAGTTCTTAGCTGTAGGGATGAGCGCGATTGTGCCTGGTGTATGTCTATGGATGGGAAGTCGATAGTCTCAACACAGGATTTTGATGATTTGGCTGAGCAAAACTGCATCTGTGAATACTGCCGTTGCACACTGGTCGCAAAGATGAAGCGTTAAATCCTCATGCTTACGCACCACGACGTAGGGCATTCGAAAAAGCAGACTTAGATCAAGACGACAGCGGCAACAATCACCACAGCAAAAGCGATAGCGACCAGGCCAAGTGCAGATACAGTTTTGGAGGAGTTGGTATTCGAAGCCATGGCGAGTCCTCGTCGCGTGTCGCGACACAATTCGTTGAGTTGTAAAACGTGTCGCGGATTACTTCTGCTTGCCGCAATCCATGCACTGCTCACAGTTCAGCGTCCGGCACAGCCAGGCCTTAACCCGCTGCCAGTACATGACCATGAAGATATGGCGTAGGCCGGCCAGAGCCAGGAACACAAGAAGCGTCGTGCCTGCGGTAGTCGGTGCGAGGAAAATGTTCTGGTTTCGAGCCATCACGACAAAGCCGCTGATCGCGATGACCGAATAGATCAGCTTGCCAAGGATGCCGTCCCGCACCTTCCCGCTCACCACGCACCAGAATGCCCACAAGGCGATCAGGCCGCAGGCTATGGAGTTGATCAGATCAAGGCTCATCGCTTCTGCCTCCTCCGAACCTCTGACGGATAAGCGCCCAAAGGTCGGCTGCTTTGATGGCTCGGTTGATTGCTGCCAGGAGCGAGCCGCCGAACGTGCCTAACAGAAAGCCGATGCCAGCAACGATGCTTGGCTCAGTGACGCCCAGGTAAGCGCTCACCATTCCCGTCAGGTACAGCGAGCAAGACACCCCTGTGATCAAGAAGATCATCCAGGCCCGCCAATCGGTCAGGTCGTCTTTGTGCCACCAACTGGCGACGATCACTCCAAATAGACCAGCTATCAGGAGATCGAGCCTGTCGAGCAGGCGGTGCAGAAAATCCATGCGCTCGACTCCGTGGGGCATGCTTGGATTTGAATCAGCCCCAGCTCGAAGCAATGGGTGTGGCGAGGCCGAAAACGAAAAGGCCCAAGTCTATGCTTGGGCCGAGATCTGAAGCAGAAACAGGAAATCGATTTTCTTTGGACAATAAAAAAACCCCGCATGATGGCGGGGCTCTCAAAACAGATGAACTACCAGGCTCCTGTCCCGCAAGGGTTCTCCTTGGAAGCATAAGGCTTGGTTAACTTGCTAAAACCTTTGACCGGGATCGAACTGGCTAATCCCCCAGCCTTCAACTGAATGCTCTTGGCCTTCCGCATTGCGGCCCAAAACTCAGGGAAGTATCCAGAACAAGCGTTGCATTCGACGTAAAATGGGTTGTTGTACTCAACACCATCGACAATCACGTCAAAACCACCATTGTCATTGTGTGAGTCGAACGCCTTACCCGCAATAGTTGCGGAGGCACTCACGGGACTCGTCTCATCGTCCGCGTCACAGGCAAAGTTTAAGTAGCTCTGCGCCTCATCACCGGCAAAAAACTCAGTCTTCCCTTGCCCCCAGCCAGATTGCCATTCATTGGTGTCTGCTAATGCCGAAGCACAAGTCAAAGAAAGCAAAATCGCAAATGTAGCTCTGTTCACACCCATATCCTTATAGTCTTTGGCTAGAAAAATGATGCCAAAGTGATACTACACGGATATCGCAGGTAATTTTAACTCCAGAAACGGAAAAACCCGACGCAGTGGCCGGGTTTCGATGCTTTGATCTCTCTTACTGAGAAATCTGTCGGCTGTTACGCCAGTAAAGGTACACAAGGCCAACAGGTGCCACGAAAATTGCCAATGACCAGCACATGGCCATAGTGAACACTTTAACCATCAGCATCAGGATGGCATTCACGAAGAATACGTTATCACCCATGATGTAGCCCACAACACTTTCATAAACGAATCGAGAGTACGGATAAAGAACCGTACACACGATCGACATAAAAATCACCCCCGATTTACCTGTGAAACCGGTAGGGCTGCTGGATACTAACGAGAGGATCAAAGCTGCGAATATAGCTCCGAAAATAAACTGACGGACATAATAACTAGTCGTAAGACCGCCAAAAGTTTTCAAAAAAAACGAGTGCATAAAATCCCTTTAAGATACTGATTCCATTGGTGTTCTTACGATAGCACACCACTGCCAGCTCAAAAAGTACAACTCAAAAAATGCAAAAACCCGACGCAGAGGCCGGGTTTCTTTTAGAAAGTTGCCGTAGGCAAAATACTAACTATGGCGAAATGATGCCGTCAGCCGCACGGGAAGTCAAGAAGCCTCTTTCATCTGATAAATAACCGCGCCAATGGGGCTCAAAGCCATGCGGTCGACATCCTCACAGCAGTCGAAAGCAAGGCGCACTACAGACTCCCAATCGCGATCCCAATTGAAAGACTCCAAACGCACCCCGTACTCAGCAAGCAGCCATGCACGGAACGCCTCAGGCTTAATCATAGGGTCATCGTTTGCCGATTGCCCGCCCTGGTGCATATACCGATATCGACACATCACGCCCTTTACCACGTACTCCAGCTTTTCCCGCTTGGTCGAGGTCATGCGTTTCGACTTCGACACCACCATGCCAAAGATCAACTCTTCCGCTGCCTCGCGAATGTCATCGTCACGATCAGCGGCGTACATATACTCACCGAACAGCCGGACCTGAGGGTGTAGTTTTGCGATCGTAGATTGGATATGTCCTGCCAGCGCTCCATGCATGGCATGGTTTGCGGTTGGGCCATGCTCAGAGGCTTGCACCACTACCCCCAACTGAACTACGTCCGAAGACTGCCCAGGAGCTGGGTTGTAGGTGCAATCATGCCAAGCCTGCCGCGCGGAGTTGATCTTCATGCTGCCGCCCTCTTCAGTTCTCTGGTCTTTGCCCGGTAGTCAGCCTTGATGGCCTTGATCTCATCTACGGTGTACTTGCGGGCCGGATGAGGCCCTTCCAGCCAATCAACCTTTTCGGCGCCGATGCGAAGCACCAGGCGGATGCGGTACTCAACTGCGTTACCCGATAGGTTGCGATTGCACCTCACGCACTGGCGATGAATGTTCAGTGGCTCAAAACGCAGCTCTGGGCAAGCACCGACTGACCTGTAGTGCCCTGCATCCCAGCGGCTGCCGGTCATAAGGTCGTGATCGTTAGGCTGCGAGTCGCAACTGATGCATGGCAGGTGCCCGTCTCGCAGGCGGATGAACTCGTTTACCGCAGCTTGAGCCTCGCGCAGATGATCTGACCTGCTCTTCAACTTCTCCTTGCGTACCTTTATCTCCCGGCGCTCAACCTGAGCCAGCGACCTGCGCGCCTTCTGCTGATTCACATCCTTGGTGGCCAGTGCGCAGGCTGGGCCGCATACGGCCTGGCCAAGGCGCTGCGGAACGAACTTGATCGAGCACGCAGCGTTACTGCATGTCTTCGGCTTGGGCTGTTTGCGCTCAATCGTCATGCAGACCTCCAAATTTGGTCGCGCGTCTTCATGCCGTTCTTTTTCGCCTCGCGCTTCACGCGCCGCAATTCAGCCTGTACCTGCTCAATAGTCATTTCGCCGGCGTGAACCTTGGCTACCAAAGACGCCCGTAATTCCGAGCTGTCGGCTACGAGCCCCTGTTCTTCGGCAATCTGTAGAGCTACTCGCTTATCCAGTCGACGGTCGTACCAATCTCGTCGGCTCATGCGGCCTCCTTGCTCAGCAAGTCCGTAAACACCACGCCCTTAGCTGTGAATTCGACGGCGATACGGTCGGTGTACGCCACGCCCTGAGTGCGATTGAACAGGCGGGTTACCGGAAAGCCATCAGGCCCGAACAGTGCATTTTCGCCCATAAGGTCCAACTTCTCCTCGTAGGATAAGTGACGCATGGTCCTGTACCAGGCGGCGCGGAAGTCTTCGTCCTCGTTCAGCAGGATCTGCACGCCGAAGTGCAGCTTGCAGTACCGACGAGCGTCCTCCACGTCGCCGATCTGGGTCATCTGGGCAATGCGCTGGTACAAGGCGAACCACAAAGCGTTTTGATCAAGCGTGCGGTCCTTGCCCGGGCGCAGAGACACAACCACGAACTTCTTCTCCCGGTACATGGTGGTCAAGCAAGTGATGGCCTCAGAAAGCTTGGCCTGGCAGTTCACGCTAATTTTGTCGGTCATGGGTTCTCCCTCCATTGGGAATGATCATCCACGGCGAACACCTTGTAGTTTCAAAGCGGCCCGCTCAGCGCAGGTAATGCAGTCCTGAACACCCAGCACAGCAGCGCGACGGCCTTCTGAAATCACTTCGCCGCACTCGCACTCATGAGCACTTTCACCGCGGTAAACCACTCGAGCAGCAAGGGCTGAAGCCAGTTCTTTTTCAATACGCTCGTCTGCAAAATCGACGTCATCAGCCATCAGAAATTCTCCTTGCTGCGCTGTGGTTCGCGCTTGATGTTCATTGCACTGCCCTCTTCGCTTCCAGCTCCTGAGCCTGCTGGATCAGCAGCGCCCGACGATCAGCCAATTCGTTGGCCGCTTCGATCCGGATTTCGTCTTTTCTTGCAGCGCTGGCCTTACGCATTTCCATCATCGAGCTCTTCACAAGCTCGAGTTTTTTGCGAAGGGCTGGGGCGGGATAGCTAATTTCTCCTGTGATCAGACCAGCCAAGGCGCGCCCACCTTCGGTCACCGACTCAACACTCAGGTCCGCCAGGTACTTCTGCCCATGCTCACGAGGGATGCGCTGCATCTGAACGGCACGAGTAACGGCCTGAATGCGGCGGCTGGCGTCGAAACCTACCGAGACGTGCCAGTTAACGGGCTTGGCGTCTTCGCGTGCTTGGCCGACGAGCCTTTCGTAAGCGCTGATAAAGGCCATGCGCGCTCCGATCTTGTCGCCAGCGTCGAGGACGGGCTTCGCAGCAGCCAGAGCCAACTGAATCTCATCGGTCAGCACCACGGTCTCGAATTCATCGTTGGTGGTCATGGCAATGGCCCAAGCCTCATCCTTGCCTGGACGGCCATCTGCTGCCTGCACGCGCTGAAGGATCGCAGCCAGAGTCAGCTTGCCATTCAGCTCACGACGGCAGGCCTTGAGCGCAGCGGAAACGGTGCCTGCCGGGTAATCGGCAAGGTCATCAGCCATCATCTCGGCGGCATCAGCGGTCAGTGATTGGCCCAGCACCTCGGCAGTTGCGACGATGGCTAGAGCTAGTCGAGCAATTTGCTCAAGGGTCAGGCGCTCACATGAACTCATTGGCCTTCCTCCCTTCGCGATCCATGATCCGGCGGGCGGCATCCTGGCCGGCAGTGAGGTTCGCCTGTTTGCGCTCAATCTGCTGTGCAGTGATTGTGTTCACTTGGCGACCAGTGACCCACTGCGTACGAATCCCTTCAGCTCGAGCCACCAGCAAGCCGAACTCATGTGAGCTACGCAGGAAGAACGAGTCGTTGATGGTTACGTAGAAAGCGGCAACGGATGGGGCTTCATCGGCCCCAAGGCGCTGGACAAGCTGGGCTACCTGGCCATTGACCTTGGCGTTACGAACTGGCTCAACACCGTAGCGCTCCAGGTAGGCGATGGTGTACGAATCCCAAGTGTTGGCATTGGCGGTCTGCGCCTCGGTCTTCGGCTTGGGTCTTGGCTTAAGCACCTGCACGTTCGATGGCGCCGGAGCCTTGGCGACTGGCAAGGTTTCTGAATCCGGGTTCAGAACATCAGGAATCAGTGAATCCGGAATCAGAAGATCAGAATCAGAAGAGAGGGAATCAGCCCGAGCGCTTCCGATTAATTCGGAACGGGTACCGAGAAAATCGGAAGTGATGCAACCATCTGAAATAGAAGGGATTTCTGAGTCCTTCTCGTTCTTATGTGGATTCTGGTGTTTGGTGAAGTTCACAACCTCTATGAAAGCCTTCCCGATAGCGCTGTAGCGAACGATGAAGCCTTTGTGAGCCAGCCAGTGCAGCATGGCGTCAACATCTGCCTCGCGATAAGGGAATATTTCTGCCTTGATGCGCAAAGGTCGATCTTCGAGGCGCCCTTCTTTGTCAGCGAGCAACCAAAGCCCCTGGAACAGCAACGTACACAGAGGGTGCCCAACACCAAGGATTTCGTTAGTGAACAGTGCGGGCTTGATATTACGTGCGCGGGCCATTACACGACCTCCTTCAAGGATTTGTCGTGAGAGAAAAGTCCGTGCCAGGCGCTATCCATAATCCGCGACACGTTTTCGCTATTCGCGTTTTGTGTCGCGACACCTGAAGGGGTATTGACGGGGATGACTTGTGGATTCATGATTACCTCGCAGATGTAGCGATGAGCCAGGCCACGAACCTGGCTTTTTTGTGCCTAAAATTCAGGCGACCTTCACTGACTCGTCCATCACATCCAAGCTTTCTCGGATGTGGCTGATTTCGCGGCGAATCGTTGATTTGTCGAATTGACACACCCGGCCGTCTTGCAGGGCTTCGTGCACAGCGATGGTCAGGTCGGCGAACTCTTTGCCGACGCCAATCATTGATTTGGTGAGCTCTTGAGGTTTGGGGGCGTTCTTCGCGATCAAATCAAAGCCAAATTCATTGGCCAGAGCTATCAGCGGGCGCATGTCGCCGGTGTGCAGCAAGATCCCGTAGAGATGCTCAACCGTTAACCGGTGGGCATCGTTGTCCGGGTTAGCCCGCTGAAGCAGACTCACATGCGCAACACCCATCTTTGCCGCCAGCGTCTTCGCCTCGTTATCCAGAACGGCGCCTTGGCAGGCCCGCAGAAAATCTTCCATTCGTAAAACCTCAACTCTGTTTCCGTGGCGCCCTGCCAAGGAGTGCGCGAAAATTTGTCCCACAGCGCGGCTGTAGGTGTTGTTTGGGCGGCTTGGCTCGAGTTTCTTGGCGTGCTTCGCAGGTAAGCCCAGTCAATGTCTGGACGCAGTTGTTCGCAAACAACAGAGCCTTTCGACTCTCGCTCAATACAGATAGAAAGCCCGGCGCTCGGACGGCGGTTGCCATAAGCAACCTGCTTTAGCTGCCCGGCACTCGTTCCGCAGCGAGAGGCAAAACTGTCCAGGTCATCTTTCTCAAGCGGCTTGATGTATTCGTGCAGGTTCATGTGTGCCTCCTAGAAGGCGCCAGATTAGCAACTGCTAATACAACAAACAATAGCAAATGGTAATTTACTGAATGCTAACGGAAAGCGATTATTGGTCGATGGATATCAATGAACTCAGAATCAAAGCTCTGCGCCGCGTCATGGGTCGGGCAAGCCAAAAAGATTTTGCGAATGAGTACGGGCTAGACGCCTCGTACCTTTCGCAACTTTTGAATGGGCATAGGAAGCTAGGCGAAAAAGCCGCCGCCACGCTTGAAGGGAAAATTGGATTGGTCTCTGGAACCCTTGTTTCTCCGCCTGTGCAACCGGCGGATGAGCAGGCTACTGATGGTGGGGAAAGCAAACTTTCTATCATTAGTCCTCTGGAAAAGACTTCAGGCTCAAGCTTTATCATCATCCCCCAATACGATGTGCGAGCGTCGATGGGGCCTGGCCAAGTGGCGCCCAAGCAATACGTTGAAACGGTGCGGAATATCACCGTCCGGAGTGAGTACTTGCGCGAGCAAGGCATTATTTACACTCACGCCGAAAACCTTGCTGTCATTACAGGTTTCGGCGAAAGCATGGGGGCTACGTTTTCAAGCGGAGATCCGTTGATTGTCGATAAAGGCATCACTGAGGTTGTGGTTGATGGCGTATATGCCTTCACCCTCGACGGAATGCTCTACATCAAGCGATTGCAGCGACTGCCTAAAATGATTCGTATGATTTCAGATAACGAGGCTTTCCCGACCTACGACATCAAGGGTGCGGAGCTAGAGTCTCTGGTCGTGCATGCGCGAGTCCTACTTGCTTGGAACGCCCGCAGACTTTAATGGCAAAGCATCGCATCCTTAGCCGAGTCATCTGGCGCGGCGGGGATTTGTAGCCTTTCAATAACAACAGGAAGTGCGTCATGAAAATCATCACCTTGATACTGGCTGCTGCACTGACGATTACCTCTGTATCCGCTATCGCGCACGGCGGGCGCACCGATAAGCAGGGATGCCATAACGATAAAAAAGCTGGCACTAGACACTGCCACTGATCCTCTCCCTGTTCATTTGAAGCCAGGAGATCGCCTTATGCCCCTAACGAAACCCAATCAAGAACTGAAGGGCGACCTAAAAGAGGCCGCAGCCCTTCTAAAGTGGTCAGGAGTGGACCTATTTACCATCTCCAAAAGGTTGCTCGATGCCGGGGATGAGATAGGCGCTGACGAGCTGATGAAGATTGCCGTGAGCTACCAGGCAACAGAGGACAAGCTGACGGCCTATGCAGATGAGGTGAAGGCCGGAGTCATCACTAGGACATCGGCCGGATGATCTTGATTGGCGCAACCCTTTTGGTTTGTATTAATTTTTGTGGATAAGGAAATTCAATGAACAGCAGCAAAATCTTACTTGCCCTACCCTGCGCTCTTGCCCTTTCAATGCTGAGCGGCTGCGCTGCGTCTGTAAAAAGTGGTGGAACTGAGGCGCTGGCAATTCAAGATTCAGCCAAACGAAACTTGGTCCTTAACCTTCAAGGGACCAGCAAGGTTCAACAGAATGAAGACTGGCCTCAATTGAAGCAGGAATGGAAGGAAGCTTTGCAATATGAGGCTACCCAAGCTGGATATCGCCTGTCAGAGGCTCAAGCTTCAAGTCCAAGCGGACAAGACGGCGTTGGCATCAAGGTCAACGTGACCAACTTTAGATACCTAACACCAGGCTCCCGCTACGGAGCCGGAGTTATGGTAGGTAATGCCTGGATCAACTCCAGCGCAGACTTTACTGACTTGAAATCGGGTCAGCTGATCGGCACTCGGACCTACGACACATCCTCCTCTGCTTGGGAGGGCGTTATGTCGGCCATGACTCAAGAGCAGGTTGAGGCTATTGCGAAGCAAATCATTAGTGACATCAAGAGCGCCAAGGTTCAGTGATCTAACGCTCCAAAAAAACTGAAGGAAGACTCGCATGCCCCTCACCCAGCCCAACCATGACCTAAAGCGCGACCTCCAGGGTATCTCCTCCGGCCTCAAGTGTTCAACAGTAGCGCTGAAGAAAATTAAGCAAAAAATTGGCGGAAATAAAATTATCATTCGGCACTAAAAAGGCACATCAAGCGAAACTCAAAGCAAATACCCTTTGCTGTTTCGAACGCAGAAAGGCTGAGTGTAGTGACATCCACTCTTTAATCACAAAAACAGATCTGCCTCACATAGCAGGGTATAAAATGCCACAACCCATAGAAAGCGTAATCAATAATCAACAGCGTGAAAGCCTAGAGATAGTAGATTTCATATTTCACATTATCGACCCCGACGAGGCAGAGGAGGATGATGGCGTAATCTTTCTCGACGAAGTAAATTTAGCTCCTCAGCAGAAAAGCTTCTTTCTGGACAGACTTAGAGAGATGGCAGAGGGAACCCAATATATATTCAAACCCGAATCTGTCCACCTAAAAGAAAAGTGCGAACAACTACTTCAAGACAGAAGTCGCTTCCCTGAGTTCTCTAGGCAAATCACTAGCGACTTTGCAGGGCGCCACAAAGGAAATATGTCAGCTGGTGTTTTCATCGTCTGCAATGTTAGATACCTAGTATCCGCAAACAACTACCAACATCTAGCATTTCTTGTAAAGATGGACAGACAGGCAAGTTTCTCATATAGCTACAAGGAAATTCTAGGACGCCGAGTTGCCACAGTTGAAGCCAACGCAAACTCTTTAAATGAGTCCAAAGCAGCCATTCAGAAAAGCGCTCTCGTAGATACTTCAACACAATTTGCATGGGATGTATTGGCTTTCGATCGGGCAAAAAAACCTGGGCTTAGCGATTACTTTCGTGGATTTCTTGGAGTCACGGAGCGACAACAAGATTCAGTGCTTACAAGAACAACTCATTCTGTTGTTAAAAAATGGGCACGAGCCATACCAGCGGAAAATCTCCCTCCAGAGGAGGATGTATTCACTTTCACTGGTAGATCGCTAAACTATTTGAGCGATCATGACACATTTGATACTGAGAGCTATCTAGATGCTGTGGTACGCGATGCTGATGCCGATAGAAAAAAAATATTGATAGGTTCTCTACGCGAAGCGCTCTCAGAATCAGGAGTGGCGGGCCAACAATTTCGCCCACAACCAGGTTCGCTACGAGACAAAGACAGAAAACAAGTCTATAAAACCGCTGAAGGTGTCACAATCACCTATGAAGGCACTCGGGAAACCGCAGGAATGACCATCGAACCAATTGGCGGCGGTGGATCCCGAATTATAATCGAGACAAATCATCTGGAAGCCAAGGCCTAGATTTCATGACCACAATCACAGACCTGCTTTTTTCCGTGGGAGAACTTCGTCTTCTGGCTTCGGAATATGTGGAAGAGGCTTACCGCACAACCTTAGCAGGTGAGGCATTTAGCAGGTCCGTGGCGGATCAGGCCCTTCACATAATTCAGCTATCTAAAGAAGCTGGGATTCCCCCTCCGACCATTATAGTTTCGGGTAGCGGTGTCGAAGAGGATGATCTCGAGGACGAGATTGCAGAAAGCGGACCATGGCGGATGATTATCGGGAAGTCGCCGATAGCTCAACAAATACCAGCCCGTCCCACTGAGAATACCCTTCTATTCTTCTCGGTTGAGGGTTTTCATAAATGGTTGCAGGTATTTGATCCATTTCTTTATCCGAGTGGCAGTAACCCTGACCTGGCCTGTCTTACAACAATAAGGGTTGTCGGCCTTGCCACTGGCTTTGGCGGGTCATGCCTATGGATCCTTCCTACAACACCTTATGATACAAGCTCACTGGAAACTCAGGGCGATGAAGGGCTACCAAGCTTTCCTTCTGTGCATAGCCTGATTCATACTCGCTCAGCAAAACCATTAAGAGTCTGCCCTTCTGCATTTTCATTAAGCTGGGGTGACCTTGATAGTGAGGAAGCAGCACCTGTCGTCGAGCTTGCCTCTAAGGTATTATCAGCTTGTCTAGTGCAAGAATTAAAATCAACCGACACTTCATATGAAGCAACGATTAGAGGAACCAAGCGAATTTCTCTAATGCTCTTCAATAGCCAGCAACAAGAGTCCAACAAATTCACGCTTGAACTTTTAATTAATACAGTGCGCTGGGTTTATGAGGAGCGACCAGAGACCAGAGTTAGCTTGGTTATGGATCGCCTTTCCATTGATCTAGAAGAGAACATCTCACTTCTTTCAGGCATGCACAAACACCTTGAGAATGCATTACAACAAGCTAAGGACAGTTACTCCTTCGTTATTCTTGAGCGAAAAGATGCTTACCTGAAAGAAATGCGCGAAATCATGAAAGATATGAAATCGCAAGCAGACTTATACGCATCAAAGGTTCGAGATCTAATAGCATCCCTGACACGCGACATCTTGGGCATCCTTGTATTTTTTGGCTTTTCATTTCTTGGGAAATTTGACCAGAAAAATTTACACTCACTTCTATCTAGCAATGAGCTTTCGCTCTTAACAAAATTTTTAGCTGGCTACCTATTGTTATCATGTGTCTTACAAATTTCAGCGCATTGGCGCGATGCCACGCTTGCATATGAAGAAAGCAAAAAATGGCTCGACGTACTACAACATTACTCCACACAAGCAGACAAACAAACAAAGTTTATTGAACCTATAGATAAACGAAGAGTCACCCTTTCCATAGCCATGACTATCACCACAGTTATATATATATTCCTAATACTGATCATATGGAAACTACCATTTGTTATGGAGCTATTATTGGCTCAGTAAATACCCACTTTAACTCCGTAGAACTATTCCGGCCCCACGCCGGGCTATTTATACCTACAATGCAATCTACTGCACCCAGCCTAGACCATAAACACTGAGAGCGAAGCTCCATCTCCCAGTGTTTGCCCGCCTGTCGCAACAGCCGGGCTTTTTTGTGCCTGCTACGCTTTCCTCATCAACCAGAGGAGACACCATGGCAGCCCTTCCTGATGATCCAACCCCTGCCCTGCTCAGCCGCTTGAATCAAAATATCAACGCACTGGGCTCAGCTATTGAATAAATTGGACTCTGGATCGATCAGCGAGGCTCCGTAGAAACATGTCATCGAATAAACGAGCACCTTGAGACGCTGTCAGACAACAGTGACGCTATTGCCGAGCTGCTAGTCGACTTGATAGCTAGATGGGTGCCAGAGAGTGAGACAGACCCGGAAGAGTGAGTACGTCACATGCTGGTAACACCATCCAAGCATAGTGGGACAAGCCAAAAGGATTTGGCCCTGTTTGTGGCTGCTATGACCGTTTGCTCGCCTACTTGCTATCCCGCATAGGCTACCTACACTTTCTTATGTCGGGCGTACTCCCCCCTCCTGCCCGGCGTTGGCCCGCTAGCAGCGGGTCTTTTTGCTGGCCACAATTTCCTCGCAAAAAGGAGGAATCTTCCATGCCGCACCATGACCTAGTCCCTTCCCTGCTCTTCAAGCTCAACGAAAACCAGCTAGCCATTGCTGCAGCGGTGGAGGAACTATCCAACTGGGTTGAAGCTCGAGGATCGGAGGATGTAGCCAGACATGCTCGAGAGGCCCTGGCCACTCTCGATGACAACCTCGAGTTTATTACTCGTGGAATTGCTGAGCTGATGAACGATTCTGCCTCTTGAATCTCGGACCTTCATCCGAAAAGCATGGACGACTAGAGACCTAAGTAACATGGCCGTCCAACTCCCTCAGCTACTGGCCTTGTTGTGAGCTCACAACATCCTGCAGCGGTTTGCTAATAAGACTGACGCGCATCTGTGTTTCACCTGGCTATTACAATTTTTCCGCTACAAAAATTTAATAAATACCTTTATCACCATGTGTCTTTTTAGAAACAAATCCTAATCATTTATTAGTTTCTGCCGATGGCCTCCCTATAGTACTTAGGGGGCAGTAGGAATGAGAAACAATCAACCAATTACGCAACGTGAAGTCACGCTTGCTCTAGAGCAGAAACTAATCTCTACGACAGACACTCGCGGTATGATTACTTACTGTAATGACGCCTTCGTAGAAATTAGTGGCTTTAATAGAGCCGACTTAATCGGTGCCCCTCAAAATATCGTCCGTCATCCCGACGTACCTTCCGCCGTATTTGCCCACATGTGGACTGCTCTTAAGCATGGCAGCCCTTGGATGGGAATCATCAAGAATCGTTCGAAAAATGGTGACCACTACTGGGTTAACGCCTACGTGACGCCTATTTTCGAAGGCCGCCAGGTGGTTGGTTTTGAGTCCGTCAGGGTCAAGCCGACGACCGAACAGATCCGCCGCGCTGAAGCCCTCTACAAACGTATCAGCAAGGGAAAATCGGCCGTCTCCAGCCGAGATAATTGGCAACCCGCCTTACTGGCTTGCCTGCCGTTTATTGCTATGGGTTTAGTGGGTACTTTAAGCGGTCTGCTACTTGCCCCTTCCTTGGCGTTTGTCGTCGCAGCCGGTTTATCCGTCCCCCTGGGACTGATGATCTCGTACTGGCAAAAGCAAGGAACAAAGCGCCTGCTACATATGGCTGAGAGCTCAACTTCCGATCAACTTATTGCAAAAATGTACAGCGACGAGCGCGGGCCTCAGGCACGTTTGGAAACTGCGTTTATCAGTCAAGCTGCGCGCCTGAAGACCTGCCTTACTCGGCTGCAAGACACCGCAGAGCAACTCAGTAGCCTTGCAGGAAGATCCGATGCCCTAGCTGCCGATAGCTCACAGGGGCTTGATCGCCAGCGTATCGAGACAGAACAAGTGTCTGCCGCAGTCAATCAAATGGCGGCTACCACACAAGAAGTCGCCAGTCATGTCCAGCGTACTGCTGATGCAACCCAAGAAGCTAATCTGCTGACCGGACGCGGCCGTGAAGTTGCAAGAGATACTCGTGAGGCAATCGAACGACTCTCGGCAGTAGTTGGCGAGACTGGGCGGACCGTTGCACAACTGGCCAAAGATAGTAACGACATTGGCACCGTGGTTGACGTGATCAAAGGCATCGCTGACCAGACCAACCTACTAGCACTCAATGCTGCCATCGAAGCTGCACGTGCCGGCGATATGGGAAGGGGCTTTGCCGTAGTAGCTGATGAGGTTCGTCAGCTGGCACAGCGCACATCACAATCCACCACCCAGATCCATGACTTGATCACCAAGCTCCAGACGTCATCCAGCAACGCTGTAAAGACCATGGAGAGTGGTCATCGTCAGGCAGAAGAAGGCGTGGCCTGGGTACTTGAAGCAGACAAGGCCTTGGTAGGTATCAGCGAAGCTGTTTCACACATTACCAACATGACTACCCAGATTGCTGCTGCAACTGAAGAGCAAACCGCTGTCGCCGAGGAGATTAGCCGTAACATCACTACTATCGCCCAGCTTGCAGATCAAACTT